ATGGTCTTTTTATGCCCGAAAACAGCCATATAAACCACTTTGAGGCTAGTTAAACCCGGTCATGACAGATTTGGTCAAGCTCGACCCGTTTGGGTCTAATTTAGGCAGGCAGGGGGTTTTAACACCCCGAATTTCGACACCTTTAAATAATTTTCCATCAAAAGGTAAAGAAATGGTGGAATTCTGCGAGGAGATTGGTTTTCCCTTGCTTCCCTGGCAACAATGGTTGGCCGAACACGCTCATAAATATAACCCAGACACGGGCAAATGGATCAACAAGATAAATACTTTGTGCATCTCACGCCAAAATGGCAAGAGTACTTTCATGGCTTTACGCATCTTGACCGGGATGTTCCTGTGGGATGAGAAGATGCAAGTCGGTACTGCTCACAAACTAACTACGTCATCAGAAATCTTTTACAAGATACATGAGATTATTGAAAGCTCTCCAAGCTTATCCGGCGAGTTAGTAAAGAAAATTGAAAGTAAAGGCTCCCAAGAACTGCGCCTAAGAAATGGCGCAAGATACCTAATCAGAGCAAATAACGGCTCTGCTCGCGGTATTGCGGCGGTTGATGCTGTCCACATGGATGAAGTCCGTGAATATTACGATGACGACGTCTGGTCATCAATGCGATATGCGCAAATGTCAGCTAAAAACCCACAGCTTTGGTTATATTCATCGGCAGGGGACCAGCATTCAATAGTCTTAAACAGAATTCGTGAACAAGCCTTAGCAAATATAGCAATGGGTAAATCCGAGGGGCTTGGATACTTTGAATGGTCTGGATTACCAGGTGCGCCTATTGATGCAGATGATCCTAAGTTTTGGGAAAGCATTGCAATGGCTAACCCGTCACTCGGTTACACAATTGACCCTGACAATATCAGAGCAGTCTTGACAGATGATGAAACTACAATTCGTACAGAAGTTTTGACTACATGGGTGACTACATCTAATCCGGTTGTTGATCCGTCACTTTGGGCAGCATGTGCTAGCGAGAGCGACAAGCTGGACAAAGAGAGCGACACTTGGATGGCAATAGATTTAACACCCGACCGAAAAGCGGCTGCGCTAGTTGGCGCACAGAAAATCGATGGTCAAGAGGGACATTTCCGGGTGGCCTTACTTGGAACATGGACTAACGATAAAACGCTAGATGATAGGCAGTTAGCGAACGATATTGGTGATTGGGTGGCCAAGTTCAATACTCAAATCGTTGCTTATTCTGCTAGGACATCCGGCGCAGTCGCTGCTCGGTTAAAACCTGCCGGAATACAGGTAGAAGCAATAGATGGCATTGATTACGCTCAAAGTTGCGACATGATGCTTTCAGCTATTGCCGCTAAACGCTTGCACCACATAAACCAACCTGAATTAACAAGACAAGTCTTATCAGCAGTCAAATTGCCACAAGGCGATGGTGGCTGGATTATGGGTAGAAAAGTCAGCAATGCGACAATTGCGGCTGCGGTTGCCACCGCTATGGTTTCAAGCTTTGCGACACGCTCGCAGTCCGAAATCGACATATTTGTAGAATAACTTGACATAGGCTACAATTTGCGATAATGGGATTCCTAGATAATTTCACTTTACGCGCACCAGCTCCAACAAATGTCGTTGATGCTGCTAGTGTGCCGGTTAATAATCCAGACACATTTTATTTAACTCCGCTTTATACAGTTGATCGTAATACTGCAATGTCAGTACCATCAATTGCTCGCGCACGCAACATTATTTGCGGCATCGTTGCTTCTTTACCATTAGAGCAATACAATAAGCTTACCGGTGCGCATATTGAGCCACTACGAGTTATTAATCAACCAGATCAGCGCGTACCGGGCTCGTATGTCCGCGTTTGGCAAGCAGAAGATTTATTATTCTACGGCGTTTCATATGCAGTCGTAAATGCAATTTATTCAGATGGTCGCGTTGCTGATTACACTCGCGTAGAGCCATCAAGAGTTACACCAAGATACAATGCAGACAGCACAGAAATCATTGCGCTTCAATTAGATGGTGCAATTGCGCCTGCATCTGGCGTTGGTTCGATTATTACATTCTACGGAATGGATGAGGGACTACTTTCACGCGCAGGTCGCACAATTCGCGCAGCTATTGCGTTAGAACGAGCAGCAGAAAACTTTGCACAATCACCGGTGCCAACAATGGCGTTAAAGTCAAACGGAACTAACTTAACCGCAGAGCGAATTACAAAACTTCTTTCATCATGGAACCAATCACGCAAAACAAATTCAACCGCATTCTTAAATGCAGATATTGATTTGCAAGTATTAGGTATTGATCCATCTAAATTACAATTAAATGAAGCTCGTCAATATGTATCGCTTGAATTAGCAAGAGCAACAGGTATTCCTGCTTACTTTTTATCATCTGAAACTACTTCAATGACTTACACTAACGCAGTTTCAGAGCGTAAGGCTTTAATTGACTTTAGCGTTCGCAATATCCTAACTCCTATTGAGCAGAGGCTCAGCATGCCGGATTTTGCAACACTAAACACCGAAACTCGTTTTGACTTAGACGATTTCTTGCGCGGTTCAGCATTAGAGCGTGCGCAGGTTTATCAGATACTAAATCAAATTGGCGCGATGAGCGTTGAACAAATCCAAGAAGAAGAGGACTTAATTCGATGAAGCTAAACTTCTCAGTTAATCTCACCGCAGCCGATGCAGAAGCGCGTACCATTTCAGGCCGCATTGTTACATTTGGCGAAAAAGGTAATACTTCAGTTGGACCAACAGTATTTGCTGCTGATTCATTGAAGTTTAACAAAACCACAAAACTTTTATTAGAGCATGATCGTACTCGACCAATTGGCAAGTTATTAACTTACTCAATTCACGATGATGGCATTGATGCAACATTTAAGGTTGCTGGCACAATTGCCGGTGATGACAGTTTGCTAGAGGCAGCAGAGGGATTACGTGATGGCTTCTCAGTTGGTGCTTATATTGAAGATTATGAAATTGCAAATGGCGTAATGAACATTACTGCTGCTCGCATTCAAGAGGTTTCATTAGTAACCGACCCAGCAATCAATTCAGCTCGCGTTGAAAAGGTCGCAGCAAGCGAAGAAGAGAATTCTGAAACAGAAGTTTCAGAGGAAACAACCAAAGGAGAACAAGTGTCAGACACTACCGTTCCAGCTCCTACCGAAGATGTAGCGGTAGAAGCTGCTAAGGTTGAACCAACAATTATTGCATCCGCACCGGTTGCACACACAAAGTTGCGTTCACCAATCAACTCACCAGCGACTTATCTAGAGCACTCAGTACGTGCTTCTCTAGGTGATGACCTATCTCGCCAATACGTTGCAGCAGCATCAGATGGCACATCAACAGAACTAGCAGGCCTAGTTCCAACTCCACAACTTTCAGAAGTTTGGAACCCAAAGACTACTTCAATCCGCCCAGCAATCTCAGCAATTCGTAACGCGACATTGCCAGCTGCTGGTCTTTCATTTGAAATTCCACGTATCAAGACCGCTCCAACTGTTGCAGAAGCAGCAGAAAAGGGCGCATTCTCAGATACACAGATGGAAGTTGAGTATGTATCTGTTTCTGTCAAGAAATTTGCAGGAATGCAAAAATTCGATGTTGAGGTCCTTGACCGCACATCGCCTGCATTCTTTGAGGAACTTGTACGTCTCATGTCAGATCAATATGCAGCAGCTACAGATTCAGCAGTTACAACTGCTCTAAAGGCTGGCACATTAGATTCAACAACAGTTACACTTCCTTGGGATGGCGATACATTTGCAGGCTTCGTATCACGCGCAGCAGCATCTATCTACTCAAACACAAAGCGCCAGGCAACCGGCATTGTGCTTTCACCAGATCAGTGGGCTAACTTAATCAAGCTTAATGATTCAAACAAGCGACCATTGTTCGACCTTGCAGCAGGCGCAGCAAACAACATCCAGGGCTCAGTAGCTCCAGGAACATTTGCTGGTTCAGTAATGGGTCTTCCAATTTTCGTAGATCCAAACATGTCAGGCGTTGCAGACGATTCAATCTGTGTCGTAAACCGCGATTCATTCGTATGGTACGAAGGCGCAGGTCCATTACAGCTCCGCACCAACATTGTTGGAACAGGACAAGTTGAAGTTGGCTACTATGGTTATGGCGCAGTTGCGACACTAACCGCAGCGGGTTCATTTACTTTCAACGCAGCTTAATCATGCCTAGCCTAGCTCTCGGGGCTAGGCAGTAGGTTACATAAAAAGGAGGACGGAATGCCAAGTATTGTTACAGCTTCACAGCTAAGAAGCATTCTTGGCGTTTCGTCATCCCTTTATAACGATGCATATTTAGAAGATATTTGCGATGCTTCTGAAAACACAATCTTGCCGATGCTTGTGTCTTTTGAAGCACCAATTCAGAAAGTAAAGCTAGTTGATAACGTGGCTTACTTTGAAACAGTTGGTATTCACGAATTTACAGAGGGTCAATCAGTAGTCATTACAGGCTGCGGTTCACCTTACAATGGCACACGAACAGTCAATGAAGATGGTTTAGGGCTTTACACATTTACTTGCAACATTACAAATGCAGACGTTGAAGAAGCAAATGTAATTCCATCTGGCAAAGCAAAGTTATCCGGTGCCTCCACTTATGTTGGTAATTCAAGCGTTGAAGCTGCGGTATTAGTCGTAGCAGTAGAGATTTTTCAAAGCCGAGTAGCACCTGGCGGCCAAATCGAGGGCGTGGACTTCACTGCAACTCCGTTCCGCATGGGTAGATCATTATTTAATCGCTGCGTTGGCTTGCTTGGGCCTTATCTAGATACAGAAACGCTGGCTCAATAATGCCAACCACGATCTCAGCCGATGTTCGTGGAGCGCTAGCAACTGCACTATCAGGTGTCGCAGCAAACGTTTATAATCACGTTCCAGAAGCAATTATTCCACCATCAGTCGTTATAGTTCCTGACGCTCCATATTTAGAATTCGACACAATTGGCAAATCATCTTTTCATTGCAAAGTAAACCTTACAATTTCTTGTATCGTTGCTTATAACTCTAACCCAGCATCTCTGGATAACTTAGAGCAACTAGTAATTTCTGTAGTCCAGGCTATTCCAGCAGGCTGGGATGTCTCAGTCGTGGAACGACCTGCGGTTACAGATATTGGAGCTAGCACAATGCTGGTTTCAGACATCCGCGTTAGTAAACACTACACGCAATCGTAAAGGAGACCTTAATTGGCTACAACAGTCATCACAGGCCGCGATATTACGCTAACCATCGCTAGCACAAACTACGATGCGCAGACAACTAGCGCGGTTCTATCCAACAGCCCAACTATCGATGTCTATCAGACACTAGATGGTAAGGCTTATAAGCACACAGATGATCAGTGGACATTCACACTTGAACTACTTCAAGACTGGGGCGCTACTAGCTCATTGTTCGAAGCAATGTGGTCAGCATGCGAATCAGCACCAAATACAACTCTTGCAGTATCTCTAACAGCAGTTACCGGAGCAGTATTTGCGTTTAACGTACTTCCAGTATTTCCATCTGCCGGTGGTGCGGCTCCAGGAGCGCAGACCGACACTTGGACTTTCACAGTCGTAGGTACACCAACCGAGACATTTAGCTAAAAGTTAGGAAACCGAGAGCATGAAGTTACCAATCACAATTGAATATAACTCCGGCGAGCAGGCTACTTATGTAGCCGCTCCGCCTGAGTGGGCTAAGTGGGAAATGAAGTTTGGCAAGACCATTACCGAAGCTCGAAACAATGTCGGTATTTCTGATTTATTGTTTTTAGCATATAACGCTATGAAGCGTGAAGCGGCAGGTAAGCCAGTCAAATCTTATGAAATTTGGATGGAAACAGTTTCCGATGTAACAGTTGGTGATGATAGCCCAAAAGCCATCCAGTCGGATCAGTAAGCCGGGTACTGGTTCAGTTAGCTGTTGCAACGGGCATTCCGATGCAATACTGGCAAACGGCAGAGGATGTATTAACGGCGGTAGAGATATTAAAGGAGCGTGATGATGGAAGTTAATATTGCTTACAATAAAAGCGACTTACGCGCCATTACACGCTCTTTTAAAGCCATGAATGAAGAAGCTATTGCCCAAGCCAAAAGAGAATCAAATGCTTTGGCTCAATACGCCGCAGGTAAGATTAAAATTGCTGCTGCTGGTCGCTTAGTATCAGGCCCAGCCGCTAAAAGAATTGCAGATGGCGTACGCGTTTCTAAGTCATCCAAAATCGGTGAATTTTCTTATGGCTTTGCAAGTCAAAAGTTTTCAGGCGGAGCAACTACTCAGGTGCTATGGCCTGGCATGGAATTTGGTTCAAACCGTTACAAGCAATTCCCAAATAGAACACCTAAGTACAAAGGTGGTTCACAGGGTTATTTCATTTATCCAACATTGCGCAAAATTCAACCAGAGATTATTGCAAAGTGGGAAGCTGCTTTTGACGATATCTTGAAAGAGTGGGGATAATGGCTGGTAGTAGAACACTTAAACTTTCCATCCTTGCCGATGTCGATGATCTTAATAAAAAGTTAAAAGCGGCCAATAATGATGTCGGTGGCTTTACTGGCCAATTAGATAAGTTTGGCAAAATGGCGGCTGCTGCATTTGCGGCTGCTACTGCTGCGGCTGCTGCCTATGCTGGCAAAATTGCCATTGATGGTGTTAAAGCGGCTATCGCAGATGAAGCTGCTCAAAAGCGTTTAGCCACAGCTTTAGAATCTGCTACCGGTGCTACAAGAGAACAAATCAAAGCAACCGAAGATTCAATCTCTAAAATGCAATCGGCAACAGGGGTTGCAGATGACGAACTACGAAGCGCAATGGGTCGCTTGGCGCTTTCCACTAATAGCGTTACTAAATCTCAGGAATTATTAAGCCTTGCTTTAGATATATCAAAGGCTCGCGGTATTCCGCTAGAGGGCGTTGCTAATGCACTTGGTAAAGCCTACGATGGCCAAACCACAGCCTTAACGAGACTTGGCTTAGGTTTATCAAGTGCTGAATTAAAAGGTTTAAGTTTTGAGCAAGTACAAAAGAAGTTAAACGACACCTTTGGCGGAGCAGCATCGGCTGCGGCAAACACCTATCAAGGCCGTTTAGACCGACTAAAGGTAACCTATGATGAAGCGGTCGAGGCTATTGGCTATAGATTATTACCAATTATTGAAAAGTTATTATCGGTATTCTTAGATCGCTTTGTACCTGCATTGAGTAAAGTTTCCACATTCTTTGAGCCGTTATTGAAGGCAATTCGTGATAACAAAGAGAGTTTCCAAGCATTTGGAGAAATCTTAGAAAAGTATGTATTGCCATTACTAGGAACGAGCCTTGTAGCTGCTTTGCGCTTAATCGGTACTTTGGCTACCAACGTGATTAATATTTTAGGCAAGGTAGCAGGCGCGGTTAGCACAGCAGTAAACGCTGCTATTGCTGGCATTAAAAACTTAATTGAGTTATATAACAAAATACCTGTATTGCCTAATATCAAAACATCAAACTTTACCAATGCAAGCTTTACTAATGCTTCAAACACCACACTTGATACCGGAGCTAACTTGGTTGGCGGTAGTGGAATTAGTAACGCAAGCACAGGCGGTGGCGGCGGTGGCGGCGTGGTTGCTGGAACATCTACTGTTGCAAAATCCAATGAAATTGTTATTCGCGGCCGTAAGGTAATTATTCCGCAAGGTTTAGATGAGAATCAAGCTTATGCGTACGCAGAACGTGTGGTTGCTAATGCTGAAGAAAAAGAGCGACTAAAAGAAGAAACAGCAAGAATTAGAGAAAAAATTGCTGCTCGCGCTCGCGGCGAAATCTTTGGTTCAGGTAATTCAAACGTTACAGTCAATATTGGCGTTGCTGGCGATCCAGAGGGTACTGCTCGCGCAGTGGTAGATGTATTAAATCAATCTTCATTACGTGGCACAGGCGGAAGTAGCGGATTAATTTAACGATGGCAATTTGGACACCTGAATGGAAAGTATCGGCTAATGGCACAGAGGTAACTGACGTTACTGTTGCCAACCTTACAATCACTTCAGGTCGCACCAACGTAAACGTTCAAGCACAAGCTGGCTATTGCTATTTGCAATTAATTAACTTAAATAACACCGCTTGGACTTATAACGTCAATACTCCAATATCTATCAGCCTAAAGGATAGTTCCGGCGATTATGTGCCTATCTTTGGTGGCACAATTACAGACTTAGAAGTTACAGTAGATCGTGCCGGCTCAATCGGTTACACGACAAGATACACAATTACCGCAGTGGGCGCTTTATCAAAGATTCAGCGCGTTATTACTGAGGGTGTACTTACCCAAGACTATGAGGGTAATCAGATTTACTCATTGCTAGAAGATGTGTTATACGCACAATGGCGAGATGTATCAGCTTCTCAGACTTGGGCTAATGTGGTCCCAGCCGAGCAATGGTTGGATGCGGCTAATATCGGTATTGGTGATATTGACCA